GAGATTGATGTGAAGTGCAGTTTTACCCGTCGTTTGACCGGCAACCGGCGCAGCATAAAATAAAGTATTCTGTGCGTCTGAAAAATGTGAAATAAATTTTGCACGAAGATCATTTGCGCGACCGATACAAGCTGCAAGTAAATCGGAATCATTCAAACCTGAAGCGTAAGATCTTGGAAGTCCTGCGGTACGAGCCGTCCAAGTATTATTTTCGTTACGATACATTTTTGACGGTTGAATACCTTGTGAATTTAGAAGTCCATCGCTCGTTAAATAAACCACACGTTGAAATTCTGCGGCTTGTACTTGTGAATTATTATCCCCGCCTTGAAGTACATCATTACCTGCGACGCCTACAATTTTTGTCCAAATTGAATTGTTAAGATAAAACATTGAACGGCCGGTACCCGGTAACAAAATTGATTCGTTAATCACTGAGAGAAAAGTATTTACCGACGAGTTACCTGTTCCTGGTAAAGTGAAAGCATTTCGAGTGTAAGGGATGATTCCATCACGTTCCAAAAGTTTTTTGTCTACAGTGATTAGAAAATTATCTGCTTTCTCATAACGACGAGGGTCTGCTTGTAAAATGTTTTCGGTAATCCCGCCGGAAAAATCCGAAAACTCTAATGGCTTAAAATCCATGTCACCTTCTAGCGATAGTAAGCTATGTAGTCGAAAGCAGGTGTATTGGTGTAAACGTAATAAGTTTTATTTGTTACTCGCTCAACACTTGGATACACATATTCCCCACTTGATAGCTTGAAAGAAATTGTACAAAACTCATAAGTAAATGGGTCTGGAATAGTGACAAGTTGACGATAGAGTCCGCCGCCGATAGGAGCTGCGACCCAATCTGTTGCGAGAATATTTTGAGGGACTGTGCCGAGTGGAGCTGAATTTGAACCGTCGTGATTATGGTCATTCAACCGTTGAATGTTGAACTCCATTGCAGGGAAGAATTGATCGCCTGTATCCGGGTTCGCAGGAAGCTTATAGCCGTAAGAAAGTGTTTGCATCGCCCACCGTCCGTTGATCTCAGTCAACTTGATCGAACAGTCATTGTCGTATGAAAGCTCGCTGCGGTTAAAATCAGCGTGGGTTTCAGGAACCCGACCAATTTCTTTAGGTGTGCGCTATGGAAAAATTATCGGTAAAAACAACTTGCAAATCAAGCTTTTTTAAGGGACGGGAGCCGGTGAACCAGAGGGAAGCGTTTGAGGGGCTTTTTGGGCCAGACTCTCGTCTATAATCTCAATAGTTCGATCCCAGGATGAAACTTCTTTTTGACAGTTCCCATATTTTTTGCAAGCCTTAATGGTATAAGCTTTTAATTTAGCCCACGACGAGGCCGGAACCAACATCATAGCCGGTCGATACTCCCACCAAGTTTTACCTTCAAATTTTTGTTCTTCGTCTACATCGAATTTTTCGCCTGAAATAATCTTCACGCAACGGCCGTGATCCGGAGCAAATTCAACGCACACAGGAATGTCAGGGGGCATCGTGGAACAAGCACTAACCAGTAAGGCGAGCGAAAGGCTCAAAAGCTTTCCACAGTTTTTCTTCAGCATCTTTTTTCTCCTGTTTTGTGCCGGTCTGTTGGATTCGGAAATTCTCGAAGGCAGCCGCTTCGAACCCTTGCGACTGGCTTCCAACTCGGGTGTCGATGTAATAGAAAAAAGCTGCGAGTTCTGTTTGGAAAGACAAGTACGTGAAGATATGTTTCAAGAGCGGTTCGAGAATCATCTTTACGATTTTCAAGACGATGGGATTCCACGAAGCTGGAAAAAATGACACGGCCCACGCAAGCGTAAGCCGTGTCGAGATCGAGACATACGCGGCTTTAATAGCCGAAACGTAATCATCTCGGGAACCCATTACTTATTAATCTCCGCTTTTAAAGCTGCAAGAACTTGTAAGACAGGGCCTTTTTCAAGGTCTGTTCCTTTGATAAGGTCGATCTCGCCGCTTTCAACTTTCGCGATCACTTTATCTAACAGCGGGTTTACAAGTGCCGCTGCTTTCACTGTTAACTCTACCGAACCGTCGAACGCAGAGACGATAGCTTTAGCGTCTTTGTAATCAACGCTAACTCCGGATTTTCCGATTTCTGTTGGCATGTCATTCTCCTTGGTTGTTTCCTCAGTGATACCGAGAAATTGTTTTATTAATTTTTGTTTCACGAAGTGAACTCGGCCGAAGTGGAAACCTAAAACTAAAACCCACACAAGCCAGTGCGCCCAACCAGGGAGGCCCTCGCAAATGGATTTTAGTTCTAATTCTGTCATATTGGGTGATACCTGTTTTCGTGTTTTTCCATCATTCCAAGACGGTTATCAATTTCACTATCAATTCTTTTGTGAGCGCGAGTTCCTTTTGAATCAGCGCCAGAAATACCAGCTTCAGTTTTTTCAACAAATCTTCCGGCTTTAAAAATAAAAACCATTAGCATTATGATGTTGGCAAAGTTGGACACAACAAAGAGCCCAACAAGCCAATAAACTAAATTTAGAACTTCTTTTGATTCCATTAAGATCCCTCAACTAATTTTAAATAGTTTCTAGATTTTTGTGGCATCGAATAAGAAATTAAAAAGTTCCCACCATTCATCGCAAGGAATACAAAAGTTCCTGTTGGATCAACTCTAATCGCATTGATTTGTTGACCCGGTGAAGTTCCATCAAAAGGAACGGTCGAAACTAAAGTTCCTGTTGAGAAATCCACACAGTACAAGTACGCGCCAGAGGAACAACCTAAAAGTAAGTACTGTCCGTCTGGCGACCACTCTAAACAATTCACCGCGCCTGGAAGCCCAAGTCCTACTGCGATCGCATTTCCGAAAGTTTTTGTCGCTCGATCATAAGGCACAACGTAAATGTACGGAGTTACCGACATTGCCATTGCGATGTAATCGCCTTGAGGACGCCACTTCAAACATTTACCCGTTCCACCGTTCGGACCGCCTGCGGCCGCATTTGGTGGATTCGGAATCTTCGCTCCGAAAGCTGCACTTGGACCGGCCGAGTGAGTGAACTCCCAAGCTTCCAAGTAAGGAAAAGTTTGCGAAGCTGCGGCGATAATATCCGCCGTCGGGTGGAAATCTACGCCGTTTACTTGTGCGGCTGGAAGTGTTCCTGGGTTTGTGAATTTACTTCCGAATTGACGAGCTGTCCATTGATACACCGACAGGAATGGAGTTGTCGCATGACCTACAGCCACGCACAAACCGTTCGGAGAAACAGCGACCGATCTTCCCGCGCCTGCGACACCAGTACCAGGGGAGCCGTAAAGTCCCGCAACGATACCTCCGCTAAGATAATCACCTGTACCTTGGTTAAAGCCTCCGGCAAAAACGTAAGGAGAAGCTGTCATTGATCCAAAAACTATTTTTCCAGATGGATGATAACAAATATCTGTGGGCTGTCCCGCGATTGCGGTAGGGGCCGCAGTCGTACCAAATTCTTGAAACGGACTTTCAAGCATATTGTTAATATACTTTGGATCTCTCAAGCCTCCTTGAGTTAGGAAAGGTGTACTGGTTCTTCCTCCGGTGAAAAATTTTCCGTCAGGAGAAATATCTAAACCAGTCATCAATGTGGCCGGAGTTGTCGTTGCGATGAAAGTGTTCGTCGCAAAATTTCCGTAACCTGGACGAATATTTGTATTATACATCCAGCGGTAAACTCTGTTCTGACCTGGGCCTTGCATAATATTCGGCTGGTAAGATTGAAACTGAGAATCTTGGTCAATCATATTAAACTTGTACGACCACAAGTTAGGCGGAATGCCCGCTGAAATTGTGTTGGTTTGTTTCACGATTAAAGTGTGAATTTTTCCGGGCTGCGGGTTAGAGAAACTAATCAACGCATGAGAAGTTAAAACGACTTCTTGGTTTAAACCGTTCGCCCAATTAACTGTACAAGCAATCCCTGAATTTTGAGAAACAAAGGCTGAAGATTGCTCTAAAGCTAAAGGTCGCCAAGCTGATCCATTGTAAAACATCGGAACAGCCGCGAGAGGATTTCTCACGTCGGCGAACATTCTGGCTGTTGACGCAGGGGTCGCAGTACCAGAGGAAAGTTGTTCGAGTTGTGCTCCTTCGAGCTGTCCGTTTACCTTCATTGTGGCTCCTTATTGCAAGCAAGACATTGTTAAAAGACCTGACGACTGAGTTGATCCGGAAGATCTAACTGCGAGCCTCACACCTTTTTTCAAAACTACAGGAAGTAAAATTGAAACACCGACTGGGAATAAAATCCCAGTTTCGGTTTCCGATGCTGCGGCTCCAACACCTAACCGAATAGGCTGCGCACCTGTATTGTGAATTTGAACTGCACTACAAGCGTAAGTCATACTCGCGGCGGCGACAAATTGAACCCAAGCTGCGTTCGTCACGTTCGTTCCGGACGTGTCCAGTACAAATGGCGCAATGGGAACGGGGGCTCTGACTCCAATTGCTCCCGGTGAATTTGCAATTGCGAAAGATGCGAACACAGAAATTAAAAATGCTAAAAATAGTTTCATGGTTTTCTCCTTTTCATTCCTAATATTAGGCGAATTTTATTCCTAACATTGGGAATAAAAAGGGGCCGAAGCCCCTTTAATTAAGTTCCACCTGTGATGTAATAGATATAGACCCAGAATTTTCCTTGCGTCCAATTGGCTGTGGCAATTGTGTAAGTCAAAGTCCGATCCGCAGTCATTTTAATGGCCGTAGCCGCAGTCCCGACAGGAACACACGCGACAAGTCCGGTATAGCTCGCGGCCGCAGTGGTTCCTTTCAAGTCACCGGCACCTTGTGCTGTTAACGACATTGTGCCCGTACCGCCCGCCGCTCCAGTAGTTAGCACGTCGATCAAACAATCAACGATGACAGCTCCGTTTGGAACGATGACTGGCTTACCATTTTCACCGACTAGATTACCCGTTACTTGCGCTCCACCTTGCACAGCAAAATCATATTTCGCTTTAAGGATACGCACTTGGTGACTTACTAAACGAGTACCGACTTGGTGTTTTTGCAAAGCACCCGGTGCAGCTCTATTTAGATCAAAAAGGGCGTTATTATCTGAAGCTTGCGTTCCCGCAAGTACAGAAATCGAAAACGACATTAGAAACAGGGTCATCAAAAAGTACATAATATTTTTCATCTTTTCTCCTTTGTTAAATTTTGGTGGGACGGGAAACCAGAGTGAGATTTCTAGCCTAACTCTGGAATCCCTTCTCAAGTACTAAGCGGCCGCGATCGCGATGCCGTACATGATTCCCATATAAGAAGGTCGATGAACAACTAGATCGCCGAACAAACAGATATCCACGATGTATTGGAAACCTGATTGAGCACGAACCTCGAAGTACTCGATTCCATCCGGTGACTTACGTTTACGGAAGAAACCATTCGAGTAGAATTTCAATCCGCGCCAGTCGATGAACATGATGATGTCATCATCCATCTCTTGAACACCGACAAACTTCAACTCTTGGTTCGTTACCGAACCGATTTGAATTTCAGTCCATCCGTATTGTGACGCTTTCTTAGAATTAGGGACGACGTTGTAAGCACCTTTAGATGCTTCAATCACTTTCATCACATAACCTAAGTTAGTGTACGACATTACGATGTCGGTTGGATTTCCTTTACCTAAACGACGAGTAGTCGTGTAAGCATCGAAACACTTCTCAACGATGTTCGCTGCGGTCACATCAGAACCGTCAACGTTGATCGCTTGCAAGTACGGATACGCAGTTTTCGCTACGCCGTACAAGTTTGCCGAACCACCGTTGGCTTGTGACAACAAGGCGTCACGCAATGATGAGAACGGCGCTGTTCGTGCTCCATCATTGAAAACACCCGCGTTGATCGCAGCATTATTTGCTGAGAAATCGACAGGAGTTGCACCGCCACGCGCAGTCACTAACAAGATTGTGCGAGTGTTGATGTTGATTGTTGAAACATACGCTGTGATAAACGCAGGCGCAGTCGCAGCAACCACAACTTTTTGTCTGATCATAAAACGGTCTGGACGGTTAACAACGATTAAACCGTTGTTCGCAGTCGAAGCCGCTGTTAAACGTGCGAAAGCCGCACCATTTAACAAGTTCACAGAAACTACATTTTTCAAGTAGTCCATGAAATCGTTGATCGCGTCTGGAAGGATTTTCAAGAAGTTCTTTTCAGAAACAGTCTCGTGCTCCATCAAATCGCGATGATTGAACAACATCGAGCCCCAAAGTTCTGGTTGAGTCGAAACTAAACCACGAACATAGAGATCTTCAGCGATATCATTCGAAGCTGTTAATTGTCCGTAAGAAGCTGAAGAAGCACCAGCCGCTTTGAACGGAACGATTAAGTTACCGCCATTGCCGTTAGTACCAGATGCACCAATCCAAGTGTCATCTTTTTCAACTTTGTTTAAAAGATAATCGCGTTTTACGATTTCTTCTTTCAAAAGTTCATTTGGAAGAAAGTCATTAAGCATTGCTTGAAACGAACGAGTAGTTGACATTTTCTAACCTCATTTAAAATTGTTGTGCAAGTGCGCGATTAAAAACCGTGCTGTTCCTTGCGATATTTTAATAATTGATCCATATTCATTGGCTTCGTCTGTAAGGGGCTTGCGTTGCGCCCTTGGACATTAGGGATTGTTCCCGCAGTACGTTTTACAACTGGCCGATTTGCCCCGCCTGCACCCGGCTGATTCGGAACGGCTGTTTTTGCCGGTGGAACCATAGGGGAAGTCGTTAAGTTGTAATTTTTAATTACTGCGCTGATGGCTTGTTCGGCCGTCAAATCAATACGTCCTTTTGACTGGTGCCATGCGAGTTGCCCCGCTTGTTCTACCGCTGTACGAAACGCGCCTGGTTTGTTCATGCGTGAATCGAACTCTGCGACCAATGCTGCGATTTCAGGGCGTGCGAGCGTGAAATCGAGTTGGATTTGCTTGTTTTCTTGCGCGATACGCGCATATTCGGCATCCGTGTCAGCACGCATTTGTGCGGCTTCCTCGGCTCTATTTTCTGCATCGAGCTGACCCATGATCGCATTTCTTTGCGCCGGTTCCATCTCGTTTAATTGTACTTTTGCAAGTGCATAGCTCAAGACTACATCTTGGGGGATCTGCAATTTGTCGAAAAATTTATCGAGCTTATGATAATTTCCCGACTTAACTGCGCCTTGATAAATGTCACGTAAACCGTCAATCGACTTTTTAATTTCTGTATTTTCTGCAACAACTGATTGTGCAAAATTACGAGTTTCAGCGAAACGGTCTTTGATTGAATCAAGTCCGAAAGCTTTTTCGTGAAGTTCACGAACTACTTTTTCACTTTCCGGATCTTTCATCAAAGAATGAAATCGTTTGTCAATTTCATACTCTTTTTGCTCAAGGGCTTTGGTCTCTTTGTTATAGACTCCAGCTTTGAACTTAACATTAGGTTTGAACGCGGGTTGTTCTTCCTCGCCTTCTTCTGTTTTTTCACCTTCTTCGGACTCATCGTCACCAGGGGAAGCGTCATCTTCCTCGGTTTGTTCTTCGGAACCTTCTTCGGCCGGGGCTTCTTCCTCGACAGGTTGTTCCGTTTGTTCAATAGCAGAATCGTCCGTTGTTTCTTCAACGTCCGTGTCTAACTCTTGCTCTAGGTTGTCCATTTCAGGGGGCATATTCTCTCCTTGGTCATTTTGTTGACCTGTTGTTTTACATCGCTAATGGATTCGCCTGTCCTGGCGGTCTCATAGCTCCACCCGACGCGGGTGAATTTTTAATTAAAGCCATCATTTTACTCGGCGAGTTTTGCGGACCCGTCGGAGCTTGCTGTTGTCCCGGTTGAGGGAGGCCAGCCATGTTTGAAAATTGCTCGGACATTTGCGCAAGTGCGCCGCCGTTCATATCTTCAAGTTGTTGTTGAGATCCGCCTTGGGCTTCAAGTTGTTGAAGCAACCATTCCATAGATTGATATGGAACACGGGCACGACGAGTTTTCAGACCTGTCGAATCCGATGGATCTTTCACATAGAAATCGCACGTAACTAAGTATCCACCCGTCGGGATGAAACCTTGCTGCGCACGTTGAATCGCTAATTGGTTTTGAGCTTCAAATTGCTGATGCAATTGGATTTTCGCAAAATAGTTTTGTTGAATTTCCGGGGCAAGCGTTTTGAAATCTGGTTTGCGAGTACGAAGAGTCAAACGCTTAATTGAATAAACGTGATTATCGTACTGATTGATCGGAGGTTTTTCACCGCGATCAAGTGCAAGCATATCGTTTAACGAAGAATCGAAATCCATCGTTAAATCGTCAAAAGATTCTTCGAAATTTGCATACGGCATCGCACGCATCAACTTACCAATGTCATCTGGCTTAAGTTGTTGGCCGACGTACTGCATGACATGGTTAAGAACCATTTGTTTCCCAAGTTTTTCTTCGATGTCATCTGCTTGCGCTTCCAAATTAATTTCGTAGCAAGTGTCCGAGTATTGACGAAATTCTGGGATATTAATTTGCTCGTTTTTACCCACCGCCCAAACAACTGCGTCGTCTGGAAGATGAATTTTTGCTAACTGCAAGTACAGTTTGCAAAGTTCAATTAAGAACTTTTCAAATTTTTTAATGTAGCGTTGAAATTTCTTTTTCGAACGAGCGGATCTGAAAAGTAAAATGTACGGGTCCATTTTTCCGTCATTTTCTTCTTGAGTTTCAGCAACCATCATTACTTGATAAAGCTCTGTGATTTGTGATTGCATATACCCCAAGTATTGTTCGCCCGAACGACCGGCCAAAATCTTAGGCTCTGAGCCTGTGTAATTTACGGCACGGATACCAGGGAGTGAAGCCCCGGCCGAAACCTTAGTTCCGTTTTGTAACAACAATTTATCGTCGCCCAAAGTGATTTGGTGCTCGGCCATTTTAGAAGCCGCACGATTAATCTCAGCTTGGTAAGGTCTCATCGTTTTAATTGCAGATCTTCCACGAGGTGTTGTTTGGATTTTATCAAATCCTGCAAACACGATTGGGAATAATCCACCAGGTAATTCACCTTCCGATAAAATACCTTCTTTTGTTGTGATGTAAAAATAACCATTAGGAAAAAGTAACGATGGACGGAAATAATATTCACGCAGCATCGTTTGATTTACGGATGTTTTGTATCCACCGCCGAGCGCATCGAAGATCATGTAAGTTTCGTCTTGGTCAGAGCGAACTTTTGATTGAAGCACAGGATTGTCTTTGAAACGGCGAAGAAGTTCTGGTTTAGAAACCATTTTGCGGATACATAGCCACTCAGCTTCACGCATATCTTTGCATTCTGGTGGACGAAGTAAATTGAGACCGTAAATTTCCTCAAATACAAAAGCACCTTCAAAAATCGGTTTGCTTTCATCCGGAATATTTTGCTGAAACTCATCCATCGCAGGATTTCCAGTTTCCGGATCGACTTGCGCTTCGTAACCTTGAAGATCTCCTAAACTTGGGTCATAGAAAAGTTTAACCGCGACTTCACCAATTTGTACAAATGAATCACACCAATCATCCATCTTGTCGTCTAAGTGATATTTTTTAATAGCATCTTGCCAAACTGAATGGTGCATATCCGCGACTTTTTGGTCGTGCATATTGCTTTCATCTTTTGGAGTGAAGCCGACACCTGGGTTTGTTGAAATGATATTGTTTGCGTAGATCTGACAAATTTTGCGGATGTGATTTTTGGTAAGTCTTAACTTTTGTTCTTGAGACAATTCACGAGAATCGCGAATCCTTTTATAAAATCTAGATTGTCGGCGATTATATTGTTCGCCGCTTGCAAGTAAAACATTCGAACGCATTTCTGCGAAAATTTCCTGATCGGCTGAATCGGCATCAGTGTAATACCCGTTCAATCGAGAAATATCAGGTGGGCTTAGATAATCACTGTCGTCAGCGAAATTCGTGGCGTTACTCGTCCCCGTGTTCGTCATCAACATCATCTTCTAATTCCCCATTTCGTAACAACTCTTCATGCAAAAGGGGGTTTTCCACGAGTGCATTAGCAAGCTGTTCTTCACGAGTTAAATCGGAATCAATTTCCAATGTTTCCTCGTTTTGTTTTTCGTGCTGTTGTTCCGAAATTTCTTTATCGGGTGTCTTAGATTGCGCGGATTCACTTTTTGGTTGCTCTTCAGCGGTCGGGCCGAAGCGCAAGTACAGTTCACCGAATTTTAGTACAGTGACTTTATTTGTGGCGCATGACGTAATGATTGCGCATACTTCTTGACTTGACAAGCCATTTTTATCCGTAGGCATCATTCCACTCGTCGAACTCATCTTGGATTCTTTGGGCTTCTTCGTTGTTTTGGGTTTCAAATGCTTCTCTTCTTTCTTTTATTTCGCGCTGCATAGGCGTTAGGGGTTCTTCGGGTTTTTCGTCCAGGTCGCTTGCCGATCCGGTAATCGCGGTCCAGTCCCAAGGGATTTTGGTCACGGCGTAACGGAGGGCATCGGAAAAATCATCTTTGGCTGTGCGCTTGTTTGCATTTTTCTTTAGCGACGCAAGTTCACCGGCCAATTTCATCAGCTCTTCATCCTCGTAGATAAAAAGCATATCGTTTTTAAAAAGTGTGTTGATTACTTCTTCACCGATCTCGTGGGATTTTTCGGCCGCTTCAAAAGCGTCACCCGCACGAGTCGCAATCGTTCCAAAATCTTTACTTCCCCAATCATAAAATTTGCGGGTCACTGTGATCTTGTTGTCTTTAACCAATTTCTGATGACGTACAAATACATCCCCGGCCGTGGTCGTTTCATTATCGCCGCGCCAACCAAGGAAAACTCTTCCTTTTCGATAATCAGGTGAAACCGCTACGAAACAAATCGCAGCTTTGTGGGAATCTTTTTTATCTTCATCCGAAGATTTCCCTCCGCCAACATCGGCTCCTTCGTAAATAAGCCAGCCCGCCGGTATCGGATGTTTTGTTTTAACGTGGCGTTTGATATCGAAGGCTTCGTACTTGCGCCCGCCGAGAATAATAAATTTACCCCAAACACGTTTAAGCACTTCGTTTTGTGTCGAACATCGGTTCTCGACTTTTTTGATTTTCTCCAAAGTCCAATGCGAAGGTGTGCCATCTTCGTACTTCATCGCATCGTACAAGCTTACTGTTTGCTTGAAAGCTTGCGGTAAAAATTCTTTTCCTGATTTTACTTCGTCCTCGGTCGGCTCCATCGCTCGACGCCACTCATCCTGTCCAAGTGTTGCAGTAAAGACCATGTGAAAGTATCCATCACTCGCCGAAATACGAAGCATCAATTCATCGAATAAATTAATCGGAAGTTCTTCGTCGCAAAAAATTGCGTCGCACGTTCCGGTTTGAAGGGCCGTCACATTTTGCCCGTATGTTTTAAAATATACGTGTACACCTGAGTTAAAGTGAATCGCAACCAGTTCACCTTTCTTGCGTTCTTCTTTCCATCCGTAGTACGGATCATTTTTCATTTCACCTTTTGGTAAAAATAATTTCCACTTGGTTTCAAACTCAGCGTCGATTTGTTTTTGCCCCGGATACAAATACCAGAACTGCACAGGCGCTTGTCGCCATAAGCTCGGCCACAAAGTTTGATCGGTCGCCCAGATCAAACACTTACGAATTTGTGTAGATGATTTTGAAATCTGATTCGCAGCACACAATAAATTTACGTTGTTTGTACTATCACGAAAGTCAGCCGCCCACTTGTACCACTTCCAACCATGGAGGAACGGAAGCTCGACAATTTCCCGCAGTCGCTTTTCCTCAGCGATCTCCCAAGCATCAATCTCATTTTGAGACGCACCTTCCCCCGGCTTAACTAAAGCCTGTCCTGGTGCCGGAGTTCTAAAAAGTGGACGAGCTTCACTCAAGTCTTAGCTCCGTTCTTTTCAGCTTCACGTTGTAATTGCTCGATTCGCTTTCTACGCTCCGCCCGCTCGGCATCGGTTTGATTGTGTTCCGAAGGTTCTTTAAACAAACCGTCCGGCGCATCTTCTTTTTCATCGTCCTCAATTGGATTTTCGATCTTCACCTTGGTTTTAGTTAAGGCCGCCCACCGCTGAAAGATCTCTCGATCCGTTTTTAGCAAAAATGCCAGAACCCGCCCATTGGCCTCACCATTTGCTTTGGCCGGCTCAATCTGTATCGCCAATCGGATCCGCTCCATAGACTCTCTAAGAACCTCTTCAAGAGCATGAACGTATTGAACCGGCGGGCACAATAACCAAGCCAAGGCGCAGTTATCGGTAATGTAATGCGTATAAAACGCTTCCTTCGCCATCGCGAACCCAATCACGTAAGCCATCTCCATTTCACACGGACGAGGTTCCGCTTGAACCCTGTCGTATTCGAGCCAGAATTGCAGCCTAATCCGCGAATCCGTGGCCGTTGGGGCTTTCCCCCTTCGGATCAGTTCACCGCGAAGCTTGTGCTCCGTATAGCCCAACAGGTACGCGTCCTCGCTTAACCAAAGGTCCCGCATCCTTTTCGAAATCATTTCAGGCACGATGCTGAAAACGGAACGGGGATTCTTGGGGTCAAAAAAGACAAGCTCTTTCCTGGTATTCATGGGGTTATGTTTGTGCATAATTTAGTGTGGAATCAATGCGTTAAGTGTGTCAACGCATAAGGGGATTTTTGTTGTTTTTGGTGTCGGGAATCGGGGGGACGGTCAAGACTCAGAGCGACCCTTGACCACCCCCTCCCCCCTTAAATTTTTTCCTCAAAGGCCTAATCAAATCTATTCGCTTTGGCCTGTCTTCACTCATTCAATCGTCAATGAATACGCGTAGATATATACGCATAGGCTGTCACGCTCATTCACCCATAGGGCCTATGATGATCCGGACCCAAGCAGTTTCGAAACCCGGGATCAGTGGGTCTTGAGGGAATGGGTCTAATGACGCATTGAGGAAATGATTGACTCGGGTCAAAGGATCGGGGGCGCAGAGGTCGAGTTGACGGTTAACCGGATAACCAAAGGAAAGGTTTTCAACACATGACTATAAGTTCTACATACTAAAGTGCACAAGTACAAATATAAGGGCTAATGAGGCTGGCACACTGGATGCAATAGGCTATGTACAAGTACAATGAACAACTAACAATAGGAGAACGTATGTTGACGAAAGTAACTGTAGTAATGGGAACGGCGATGGCAATTAAGGGTTTTATAGCTTTATTAACATTGATGGGATCGACTCAAGAAGTTGTCTATCAAGTATTAACTAAATAGAAAGGAAACGAAATGAATATACAAGTACAGGTCAAAACAATCTACGGAAACAAAACAATCTATCCGTTGTGTGAAAAGGCTAAGATCTTCGCTTCAATGGTAGGACAAAAAACACTAACGATGCAAGACGTGGAACATATCAAGAAACTTGGTTACACGGTCGAAGTAAAACAAGACATCACAACTTTATAACAGGAGAAAATTATATGATGTTCAAACAAAAAGTTAATTCGAGTGAGTTAGTAAACAGATATCCAGCAATCTTTGCTGAAAGTGAAAAAGAAAACCTTTCAGACAAATATTTGTACATTCCGACTTATAAACTACTACAGGGCTTAGAGTCACAAGGTTTTGAAATCATCGGCGCAAAACAACAGGGCACACGTTCAAACAATCGAGAGTACGCAAAACACGTTGTCTATTTGTCGCATCCGAGCCTAAACCAAGAGAAAGCTTTGAAGGTCGGAGAAGAACTTCCAATGATCGCGCTAACAAATAGCCATAATGGTTTGAGTTCATTCGCGATTGATACCGCATTTTTCAGACTTGCTTGTTCAAACGGTTTGCTGATGCCTACAACTAAAATGAACTCGGCTAGAATTGTACACAAGATTGGAATGCAAAACGATGTGATTGAAGCCGCGACAAGAGTCGTTCAAGAATTTCCAGAGCAAGTCCGCGAAATTAACGAAATGAAAAATATT